GAAGGGGCCGATCTCGGACGGAAACCTGAACATGGAGCTGCCGACCGCCGCGCAGCGGGCGAACTCGTTCTTGGCGTTCGACGCCAACGGCGTCCCTACGGCGGTGGTGTCCGGCTCAAGCGGAGCGCCCACGACGATCACTCGTCAGGTGTTCAGCGGCACGGGGTCGCAGACGGTGTTCACGCTGGCGAGTGATCCGGGCGCGCTCGGCAACAGCGCCCAGGTCTACATCGGCGGCGTGTACCAGCAGCGCAGCACGTACACGATTGCCGGCACGACGCTGACGTTCTCGGCGGCTCCGGTGGCCGGGACCGACAACATCGAGTTCGTGAACTACCTGACGAGCAGTATCGGTTCGACGAGCGCGGACCTCGTCACCTACACGCCGAGCGGAGTCGGCGCGGTTGCGATGAGCGCACAGCAGAAGATGCGCCAGATCATCTGCGTTGATGATTACGGTGCTGTCGGGAACACGACCACAGGACTTGATGGAAACGACGATACGGTCGCTGTTCAGGCAGCAATGAATGCGGCAGTCACTGCAAATGCTCGTGGCTATGTTCGATTCACTCCTGGCAAGGCGTATCGAATTACAGCGACTCTGAATGTTCCGTCGAGCATCACCGTTGATTTCAGCAATGCGCTTGTGTATGCGCCAACAGTGACAACCGTGTTCAGTCTTGGAGCAGCCGCAAACTTGATGGGGTATCTCGGATATCTCCAGTCAAGCGGGAATGCTGGCGCGGCAATCAAGCGTGCAAGCCAAGGAACGTCGAACCCGAACCACATCCTCGGGCAATTCTCGATTGTCGCAACGAATGCTAGGGTTGCCGGATCTATTGCGGTTGATGTCACTGGGTTCTACGGAAGTGTCGTTTCTGCAAACGCATCCAATTTCGAGAAGGCGTTTGCGAACGAATCCTCGGTCCCAAGCGCGACCACGTATTACAACCAGTTCATGAACTGCCGGACGATTGGATGCGTGTACGGATTTCACTTCACCGGAACAGCTACGAACATCATCAACGGGACCGACATTCACAGTTTTGACTTCAACGGCCAGGGCAATGGCATCTATGGGATGTTCTTCGACTCCGCTGGAACCATTACTGTCGTTGGCGGATACATCGAAGGAATGGAAGGGGCAAACGCTGCGGTTCGCGGAGTGCTGGTAAACAGCACTCTTGGAGCTGGCTCATCAACCGTTTCGATGTATGGACTCACGCTTGATTCTGCGAGCACAGCATCGAACTATGCGATTGAGTTTGGTGCCAATACTGATGGGTGCGTTCTTCATGGCGTTCGATTCGGCGGCGGCTGGTCATCGTCCTCAAAGACGGTGCTTGCGGCTGCAACTGCCGAGTTTGCTATGACTGGGTCTGGGACCGCAACGCAGTTCCGAATTGGAAAGACTGGTGCTGGAACTGCTGCGTCAGATGGAGAAGTGCTTTGCAATCAAGTGACATGTACGAAAGTCGTGCAGTCAGGATCGCTCGCAGGGGACAATGCGGCGACATTCAACAACACGGCGGATGGTGATGGCATTGCAATCACGACTGCCTCGACAACGGTGACGCGCCCAAGCGTCAACTGCATTCGTTCTGCGGAAGGGCGTGTGATTTCCACGTCGGTTTCTGGATCAGCGTTTGCCGGCATCTTCGTAGGCAATGGATCTCCTGAAACCGTGTATTCCGCACAGCCAGGATCGTTGTACCTTCGCAAGGACGGCAGCGCCGGAACGTGCCTGTACGTCAAGGAAAGCGGCACCGGTAATACCGGATGGATCGCCAAGTGATACACGCCATGACCGCCCCCCACCACGACGAACTGTTTCTCGCCTAACGGACTTACCTTTGTCTAGAACTTCACGCCATGAGCACTCCTGTAATCACTGCTGAACGAGTACGAAGCCTTTTGGCCTATGACCCGCAGACCGGGCTGATTACATGGCGCGCCAGTCGCCGTGGAATTGCTGCTGGGTCGGTGGCCGGAACACGCACTAGTCATGGATATGTGCAGATTTCAGTAGATGGTCGTTTCTATCGCGCACACCGTTTGGCTTGGCTCATTGTTCATGGATCATTTCCTGACGGCGAAATTGATCACATCAACAGAAACCCAAGCGACAACCGTCTTGTCAATCTTCGGGTAGTTACCAGAACTGTGAATTTGCACAATTGCGGAACGCGATGCGACAACAAGTCTGGATTGACTGGTGTGTCGTGGAGCCGGGATCGCCGCAAATGGGTTGCGCAAATCCAGGTCAATGGCGCAACCAAATATCTTGGCCGTTTTGTTACCGCTGAAGCTGCTAGGTCTGCATATCTCGCCGCAAAAACCCCTTTTCTTCCACAACCATGATGACCAAACCAACCTCTGAACAGGTCACCTTCCTCGCCGCCGGCGCCGGCGCGACCCAGCGCACTGCGCTCGACAAGCTCCGCGATGTCGTGAGCGTCAAGGACTTTGGGGCGGTAGCCGATGGAGTGACAGACAACACCGCTGCCATTTTGAGCATGGCAATCAACAGCGGCCAGAAGTTGATTGAAATCCCTTATAACGTCAAGTTTGATCGTGCCGCGTTGCTTGCCAACGCAACATTCCCTGTCGATGTCGTGTTGGTTGATTACTCCGTAATCAATGACTTTTCGTATACCAAGCACATCGGAATTTCATCGCGTGACACCGCTGCCGATGACACGACGTTTGCGATCAACAGCGGACACTTCCCAGTCCTGACGTTGAACAACTTCGGAACCGCAGGGACGGCGTCTGCCGCAGCTCGGCAGGCGGCAATACAGTGGAATACCGGCGAAGTTGCAGGTGGTGGATTCCGGGGTGCTGCCTTTGAAGGCTATCGCAAGATTTCTAGCATAGACATGTGGGAGCGAACATGGCGTTCGCTTGCTCCGTGGGTTGCCATCGCAAACAACTGGGAATACTGGGCTGCTGGTCAGGTCATCACGATTGGTACATATCGTGTCGGGCCGACATCCCAGGTATACGTTTCCGCGACCGCTGGAACCACCGGAGCAACCGGGCCAACGCACACCAGCGGAACGGTCAGCGACGGCGGCGTGAACTGGACGTGGGTCGATTCCGCTGACCGGACGCTCATGGGATTGCGTGAGGACGGACGAATCGCATGGAATAGCGGTGCTGCCAATGCTTCCATGACATTTCGTGTGTCAGAGGTTGACACGCAAGGCGAGTTCGTGTTCCGCGGCGAAGCACGCGGAGCATCAAAATACTCGGCGTTGCAATTGCGGCCAACAAACGCAGGTGGGACAAGCATCTCCGCGCCGTATCTGCTGGCTGATGCAAACGGCGTGCTAAACATCATGCGGAGTGATTCCGCAACTGCGATTGCACAGTTCAGCGATGCAGATGGCTTCAAGCCACGCGAGGTCGTTCTCACATTTACGAGCAACGCATCGACCGGGGCGACCCCAAACGTAGACGGAGTGAGCGTGCTTTCCGTGCAGAACGGTTCCGCCACGACAATCACAGGATTTGCCGGTGGTTCCGAAGGTCAGTTCGTGCATCTGTATTTCAGCAACGGAAATACGACGCTTCAGGATTCTGCCGCGTTCAGACTTGCTGGATCGACGAACGTGACACCGACCACGTCATCGGTCGTGACAATGATGAAGATTCCTCCCGGAATCTCGAACCAGTGGGTTGAAGTGAGCCGCTGTATCAAGTGACATTATGACTACCCCCCACCACGACGAGCTGTTCCTCGCCATCGGCCGCCTTGAGGGCAAGGTCGATTCGCTGCTCGCCATGCAGCAGCGGACGCAGGAGGAGCTCAAGGACCACGACATTCGCCTGCGCTCGCTCGAGCACTCGCGTGGATACATGCTCGGCTGGGCGGCGGCCATCGGGGCCATGTTCAGCTTCGCCGCCAACTACCTCATCAAGCATCTCTCGTAAGGACACACCATGCCTACCGACATCATCATCGCCACGGACAAGCCCAACTACCTGACCACCGGGCTGGTCACCGCCAGCAGCGGCACGTACGACACGGCCGTCCCGACCGCCACGCTTCCGTCCACGACCGGGCAGACCTTCTTGGTTCCGACGAATCTCGGCGACAAGCCGAGCCTCCTGCGCCTCGTTCCGTTCCACAGCGCGAACAACGCGACCACGCCGAGCTTCCGTGTGATCGGGTGGACGACCTACGTGCAGACGAGCGGAACGCCGATCTACGTCCCGACGATGCTCGCCGACTGCGCTTGCTCTTACAACGCCACTGCTGGCAACATCCCGAGCCTGTCGGTGAACGGGACCACGCAGTACTTCTTCCACCAGATCGTTGTTGGCACGGGCGTCCCCACGGTGAACATCTACACGCCTGGTACGTCAGCTGCCGCCGGCACGCCTCCTGCCTGCGTTGTGCTCGACACCATCGGAGTGCAGTACGTGACCGTGCAGGTTGAGTCGAGCACCGGCACGATGGGTTGCTTCTACGCCTTCCTCTGATCGGAGTCCGCGATGCGGTATGACGTAGGCAGATTCCGTCGCCCGATGCGGCGTGGTGTGATGGAGCAGATGGTGTCGCTGATTTCTCTCGGCGACGGCTCCACGCTCACGCTGGACTTCACCACGGGCGTCCTCGACTCGCGCCTGACGTTCACGCGGGCGAGTACGACGGCGACGTACATCAATTCGAGCGGATACGTCACGACGGCAGGCACGAACGTCCCCCGCTTCGACCACGACCCGACCACGCTGGCACCGCGAGGGCTGCTGGTGGAGGGGCAGAGTGTCAATAGCGTCAACTGGAGCGAGTCGTTTGCGACGAGCGGCAGCGGAACCCTATGGAACTACAACACCTATGTCACCCGCAATGCCACGCAAATCACGGGGCCGGATGGCGGCACCTCCGCATACCAGTTCAACGAAACCACGGACAACCAGATTCACCGTATCAGCACGTCGGTGACAGGGTCGGCCGGAGCGATTTCAATCAGCGTATGGGCAAAGGTGCTGGATACCAACGCGCCTCGCCGGCTGTATGTCAACGCACTCAACTACATGGGCGCAGGCGCATTGTTTGATCTCGACCCTGCCGTCCAAACTGGAGCAAGCGGCTCGGCCGTGGCGACATCGGGAACAGCAGCGAATCGCGCCGGGACATGGGTTAAGTACCCGAACAACTGGTATCGCGTGACGCTTGTTGGCACCTATGTGACCAACCAGACGATGTACCTACAGATCAACCGCGCCAGCAGCACCACGGCATCCGACGACACCTTCGCCGGATCAACGAGCAACGGACTTGCGCTGTGGGGCTGTCAGGTCGAGCAGGGCTCCGGTGCCTCCTCGTACATCCCCACGGGCGCGAGTCAGGCGACGAGGAATGCGGATATCTGCACGATGAACGACATCACCGCGCTGAACTACAGCACCACCAACGGGACGATGCTGTATGTCGGGCGATTCACGCAGATCAACTCTTCTTCTTTCCCGACTCGCGCCGGATTCCAACAGGCTGGCGGAAACAATCCGGGTTTCGAGATATTCACGAATGGATCATTGATCTTCTCGGCGGCTCGTAGCGCGCCTGCCAACCCGGAGCGTAGTACCACAATTACCACGAACTCAAGCATCAAGTTTGCGACGGCATTCGACGCAAGCCTCGCAAGCAACGAGGTCACCATTTGTCTGAATGGCGGCACGGTCTTGGGTTCATCCGCGACCGGGTTGACGGCCACATACGCACCGACGATCTTCGCACTCGGAAGGGCCGGATACGAACTGTTCTATCCAAGCGGAACCATCGCACAAGTGAAGTACTGGCCCACGACTCTCCCCAACGCCCAACTTCAGAGCCTCACCACATGACCGACTACATGCTCCGCACCGACACCGAGGCGCAGATGGACGATGCGCTGGAAGCCGCAGGACTGCTGGTCGAGATTGATCAGGGCGACGGCGAACTGGTCCTCATGCCTGTCGCTGGCTGCTATGTGGACCGCATCGGGGCGATCCCCGCGAAACTCGACCCCGAGGGCGAGGTGATCCGGCCGAGCGACACCCGGTTCCACGCCAACATCCGCGTCACGTTCGAGCTCACGCCCGAGCAGATCGAGGCGCTGCCGACGTTCACGCCCGAGCCTGGCATCCCGTACCGGGTGTTCGCGTGAGGGCGATTGTCCTCGTCTTGTTCCTAGCCGGGTGCAACCCGGTCGCACGGATCTCCTCCAACGCGACCGCCATCCGCAACGAGGCCGGGGCGCTCATCGACCACGGAAACGCCATCGGTGACCAGGTCGTGGTGCAGGGCGCAACCCGCATCGACGAACACGCAGCCGCGATCCACGGCGACATCCCGAACGTGCAGGCGATCACCCCGGCGTGGCTGTCCACCCTGAAGTGGTGGGGCATCGCGCTGGCGGTCGCCGGCGTGGCGTTCGTCCTATGGCAGAGCGGGGCGTTTACCGCTGTCCGCATCGCCATAGGGTGGCTGCCTCGCCGGAAGGTGGCAGCCGCCGAGCTCGCCGTCAGTACACTAGACCCCTCCCGTCCCGAGGGGGACAGGGAACTCGTCACGCTGCTCCGGGCGGACCCGGAGTTCGACGCGGCGTTCAAACGCGCCAAGGGGCGCAGAAAGACACAGGATGATTCTCGCTGACTTCCTCGGTACGACTTGGTTCATCGCTCTCGTGGCCGTGGCTGGCATCCTCGCCGGCGCGTGGCTCCACAAGAAGTATGGGCACAAGCTCCGCTGACCAGCCCAGCGGCGTTCGCGCCAATGGCACTGCGAGCGGGCGTGGCCTACGGGCTGCGCCCGCTGTGCCAAATGAAAACCCCCGCCCGGATCTCCGTCGTGAGGAGCCGAGCGGGGGGAGGAGAGGATGGCGATTTAGCGGATTCGCAGGCTCGTGCCCCGTGGCAGGAGCGTCACACCGGGGATCGTAGCACCCGCTGCCAGCGCCTCGCGTAGCGCGGCCTTGTCGGCCTCGACGCGCACGGCCTGGTACTGCGGCGGGAGCTGCTCGGGCGGCACGGTGACCTCAAGCGGCTGCGCTCCGCCGTTGGCCTGCACCGACAGGCGGAACCGGGCCGTCTCGATCTTGCCCTTCCCGGTGGCCTCCATCGCGTCCTTCAGGCGCTGCTTGAGGCGGTCGGCGAGCGCCTCGTCGGCGGCGGCCAGTTCGCGCATGCGCTTGGCCTCCTCGGCGCGGCTGTCAGCGCGGCTGCGGAGCGACTGGATCAGGGCCGCGTAGTCATCGGCCTTGGCCTCGAGCTCCTCGTCGAGGCCGGCGAGCATTTCGTCGAGTGCGGTCTGTGCCTCGGTGGTTTCGCCCGCCCCGTCGAGGATGGCCTCGACGAGGGTGGCGATTTCGGTCTGGATGGCGTACAGGTTCATGGTATGTCTCCTCGTATGGTCAGAAGGGCAGATCGTCGGCCGGCACGGTGGCTGGGACGGGTGCCGGTGCGGGAGCGGTGCGGATCACGCGCATGATGGTGAGCGCACCCCCGACGCGGGCGATATCAAGCCGCAGCTCGCTGTCGATGGCCTGCTCGCACAGGTCGGCGTACTCGGCGACGGTAGTGGCGATCCAGGCGGTGCCGTGCTCGCCGGCGGCCTGCACGGCGATGGGCTTGCCGGGGCGGCGGACCACGCGCTGGATCAGGAACAGCCCCTCGTACTCCTCGGGGTAGGAGTCAGCGGGCGCGGGAGCCACGGGAGCGGCCGCGGCCTCGGGGGCGGGCGCAGCGAGCGCCTGCCGCGTCGTGCGCTTGCGGACGGGCTTCGGGGCGTCCTCGGCGATGGGCGCGTCCTGGGGCATCGTGGTGGCTTCCACGACCTCCGGGGCGGGCAGGGCGGCGCGGCTGCGCGGAGCGTCCTCCATGATCTCCGTCTCGCCGTGTGCCTCGACATATACCGGGGCTGCGCCGAGGGCGTCGGGGCAGTGCTGCTTATAGCCGCTCGAGATGCAGCGGGCGAACAGCATCGCCTTCGGCCACTTGCGCCAGTTGTCGCCGCCGAGCTGCGCCCGCCGTGCGTCCTCGAGCGTGAACTCGGTGGTGCCGATCTCCTCCCACTTGCCCTCCATCGTGCGCCCGAAGAACACGATGCTGCACTCGGTGTCGGAGCACGTGGCGCGGTAGTCGTACTTCCCGGCCCGCTTGATCGACGCTGCCATCAGGTTGGCGGCCAGGACCGCCTTGCCCTTGATGATGTGCAGCCCAGTCATGGCGTCGTAGTCGGACAGACCAAGCCCGCGACCGATGATGATCTTGGCGCACGCCGCCGCCTCGGACTGGATATCGGGAAACATTCCCGATGCCTTGAACACCTGTGCCACCGTCATGGGGTCAAGCTGCGCCTGACCAATTCGTGCAAGTTCCATATGAGTCTCCTCTCGTATGCGTCGCCTCGGGCACGCGCCCGATCACGACACGCACACTATACGGGAGGGTAGAGGCCGTGTCAAGATGCCAAATCGTCAAGATCCGGCAGCGTCTCCGCGCCGGCAAACTCTGCGCCGTGCGCCTCGAACCACGCCAGCCTGATGAATCGCTTCCACGCAGCCGAGGAATCGACCAGACCCTTGATCCGTGCCACGGCCCCGATGACCCGATGGCAACCAGCGCACAGTGCCACCATGTGCTTGTTATCGGGATCGTTCACCTTGCCGATCACGTGATGCACGTGCAAAATCGGCGGATCGTTTCGGGAACACACCTGGCATATCCGCTCCCGAGCGCCAGCAGCCTCGAGGCGACGGCCTCCGAAATACTGCAGATCCTTCAAATGGTTGGCATTGCACTTCCGCGTGCAGTACGTCTGCTTGCCATTGGCCGGAATGAACTTCGCGCCGCAGCCAGGACATTCCCTGCGCTCAATATCACCGTGATGATCCGCCAGGTACGCGGCAAACCTCTCCGGGAAATAATTCTGCATGGCGGTTACTAGCGAATCGACACGCAGCCCATGCTTGCGCGAATACGGCGTGATCTTGGTTGCGGGGTTGGCGACGAGGAACGCTAGGTGCTTCTTCATGCTGGCCTTGTCGTACCCGGTTCCCTTCTTCACGTTCTTGATGCGTGCGCGCCGGTAGTTCTTCAGTCCGATCTCGTTCAGCTTGCAGGCCACGGCCGCATACGTCCGATTGAGTCTCGCGGCCATCTCGTTGATGGCAACGCTGGAATCCACCATCCGGCGCAGTTCATCGATCTCCTCATCGGTCCACTGGGTGATGCCCGTCATCGGCACGCCGTGCTTTCGCAGGCGTTCGTGGACCGCTTGGCCGGGAATGCCGAGCATCTTGCCGACCTTCCATACCGACCCGAGCTGCCGATACGCCTGGACGATCTGCTCTATTTCGACCCGCGCCATGTCACTCTCGCCTCCTGTGGTTCGTCTCCCGCAGGATGAACGAGTTCACTTGTTTCATTGCCTTCGCCAGTTCAAGACGCAGGTACACGACCTCCTGCATCAGTTCGATAGTGAGTGGATCATCGGTCCCGCTCACGCGGACGCGGTCCACTACGTCCTCCTCGTGCTCTCCTCTCCCCGGTTGCATCTCATCCCTCGCCTTCGTACAGGATGCGGCTGATGCGATGTGGCAACACGGCCCGCAGTTTGCGTACCTCATCGCGCAGGGAGCGGATCTCGCGTGCGGCCTCGCGGCGCTCGTCGTTCGCCATCTCGCCCATCCCAGGCCACAGCAGGTCGAGGCGCTCGAGGATGTCGCGGTGCTTGTGCTCGTCGCCGGGGTCGTTCACTTGCCGTCCTCCTTATCCCAGAACTTGGCTTGGCCGCCGATGCTCATTTGCAGGTTGGAAATCTTGCTAGCCCATCTCGTCATCTGACGGCCACCAGCACCGGGCCTGCACGGCGCGGCGAACCTCGCTGCCGCAAGTACGTGCTCATGCGCCAGCTTCAGGTAGGTCGCCGCGTTGTCTAACTCCCGGCCGCATTCCTTGAGAATCGCGTCCTGTTCGATTTGATCGCAGTATTTCACTTGCCGTCCTCCTTGTCGGCCTGCGCTAGCCGTTGTGCGAGTTCGTCCTGCTGTCGCTGGTTCATCGCCTTGATTGCCGCAAGTACCAGCATGACCATCGGGTCGGCGTCCTCCGGCGGCGGCTCCTCGAGCAGGAACCGAGTCATGAATGAGGCCCCACATTCACTTGGACCTTGATTGGCAACTCCGCGACCATCGCAGATACTCGTTCCTTGACCAGCCGTTCAACCTCGTCAGCTACGAGTTTGTCCATGCGTCCATGGACGGACTTCACAGCAATATCCATCATGCGCTCTATGGATGGCTTGATCTTGTCCCTGTAGTTCTCCTGCTCAACAAGGAACTCCACTTGCTCTCGCAGTGCCTGTTCCATCAACCGCTTATACACCGCGATGTCAAGCCGAACGCGGTGCCGGTTGCTCGTCCGCTCATTCGCGGTCGTGTCCTCAAGCACCGCAACGTCCTGATCTTTGATTTCAAACGTGATTCCGTCAGTCATGATTTGCCCTCCTCAACCAAGTAACTCCAGCCGAACGCCTTGGCAACCTCCGCAGCTGCCTCATCAAGCGGCAAATCGTCATGCGCCGGATTGGGGCAGAAGTCTGTAAAGCCCAAACAGTAATCCCAACGCGCCTCGTCGCGCTCGGCGGTGAGGGCTAGCACAACCTGCTCAAGCCGCACAATCTCATCGGCGGCCTCGTCCATCAGGCACGGCGCAAGGCAGTCGCGGTTCGTCCGCAGGCGGTTCACGATGTCCCGGGTCATAGCAGCTCCTTCAAGATGGCGGGCAGGGGCCGAGGAACGCCCCCGGCCCCCGCCTTCTCCAATACACGGCTCGTTCGTTCCTCGGCGGCCTCGCGCTGGAGCTGCTCGATGCAGTCAGCGACGCCGTCAAAGAACCGCGCCTCGGCGCGACAGTGTTCGGCAAACTCGTGGTGCCTCGTGGGCGTGCGCTCGGCAGCAGCGGCACGCTCGTCGGCACGCCGGCGGAGGAGGTAGGTGGCGTAGTCAGCGTTCATGGTGTTCCTCTACAGCGGGAATTTCTCGTCCGATGTATTCATGCGAATAACACAACCGATTTGCGTGTTTCATTTTATGTCCATCTTCTTTGGTGCATCTGCTGATGTTGTAATCAGTCCGAGCGCGATTGTTTTTGCTTGTTGGTTTCCACAGCGGCGAACGATTTCTGTATTCGCCCATGCGCGGATGTGCGGTTTTTGAGAAGTATCGACAGCTCTGACGCACAAACAATTCAGCCGTGGCATCAGAGATTCGCACTCCTAAACCCAAACCTTGGTAGTCGGGAAGCACCACCGTCCTATGTTCACGCCAAGCGTTTTTCAAATTCCCGTTAGGAAACGAAAGGGCAGAAGAGAATCCAACTGGGGTTCCGTCCCAAGAAACAATCCAGCATCGTGCGCTTTTATTGATGTTTCCGTCGAGATAGTGATGGTTGCGGAACATTGCCCACGCTTCGGTCGAGCAAGGAAGCATTTCCAAGACAATCTCGGGTCGCCTTTCAAACCCCCTTGCGGTCAAACTACCGCTGCTAGTGTCGAACACCCAATCTGGACGCAGCCATTCAATGATGTCGTAATGACATGAAGCAAATACCAAACCCTTAATGTTGTTCTGATCAACATAACGGCGAGTGGAATGAGCACACGACTTGGCAACGGTTCTGTCTACTACGGACGTGAACTCATCAATTACAGCACCGCCATGTAGTTGTCGAGCCAAATCAGCACGAAACTTCTCTCCAGTGGAGAGGACGTGATATGGACGCATCCATGCGGGAATGGAGTTAAAGCCAACTGCAGACAAACGCTCACGAGCATCCACCGCATCTTTGAAATGAGAACAGACTGCAAGCGCTGGATTCCACTCAATCTTCTGCTCTTCACCAAATTTACGGAGAATGGTTGACTTTCCTGTTCCCGATGGACCAACAATCAAGCCAATTCCGTAGTCCGCTGGCAAAGATGGAAGTTGAGGTGGAGTGAAAATACTTGTTCCATCGAATGCGTAGTCAAACATGGAAGATAGCTCCCGGACCGTTTGATCTACCTGCACGCATACGGTGGCCGCTTCAATGCCGCTGCATACTGACAGGTATCTCATGGCGTCGCCCCCGGCCCGATGGCGCGGATGTCCTCGCCGATCTCGGTCTGAAGTACGCGCATCACCTCGAGCATCGGGAATCCTTCCGGCACCGAGTCGGCGGTTAGGAGCTGCTTCCCATCCACGTGCAGCGCGACCACGTTCCAGGAAAGCAGCGTCCAGATCGTCCGCACGCGGCTGCCGTGGTAGTGGAAGTCCTCGCGCTGCTCGGCCATCCAGCGTGCGTCGATGGACGCCTCGACCTCGTGGCGGTCGCAGTAGTCGGCGACCTCGGGCGCGTGCGGAAACAGCCCTGCGTGCAGGGTCATCTTGATTTCGACGGTTCTCATCGGAGCCTCCACACGCGAATGAGGCGACCGTGCGACGATGGCCGGCGCGACGGCACGACCTGCCCGGTCCACACGAACTTCTCGTCGAAGATGCTGCCACGAGCGTTTCCGAGGTCGTTGTAGTCAAGGCCATTGTGGGCCATGAGGTTTGCGACCTCGTCGCTCGTCACGGTATCGCCGTCGCGTGCGATGAATGCAGCGAACCCGCGGGCGGCGGCGAGCAGTTCGCTGCGGCGGTCGGCCGCGAGCGCCTTGCCGATCACCTTGCGGCGGTCGGCCTCGATGGGGTCGAAGAGCGTCATGCGGCCCTCCGTCCTGATAGAGCGCGTACGTTCAGGACGCCTGGGTCGCGCAGCGTGTACCCCGTGTGCGGCACGTGCTCGATGCGGACCTTGAACATGGCTCGGGCGCTGCCGAGCAAATGATTCACGGCGCGAGGCGTCACATCCCACCTCGACGCAAGTTCCTTGCGAGTGATGGGTCTCCGGTCGAGTGCCGCGACCAGCCACAGGATGCGGCGCACGTATTGCGTTTGGTCGAGCCTCACAGGGTCACCTCCGTCTCGGCGTGGACGGACAGGAATCGGCGCTCGGCGATGTCCATCTCGATGACGGCGGCGTCGAACTCGTGCTCGGCGTCGAACGGGATCTCGCCGAGGCGCTGGTGCGCCTGCACGACTTCCATGCTGTAGGTGTCGCCGAGCTCCATCGCGCACGCGAGCAGCACGTCGTTGTGCCGCTTGCGAAGGTCTGGGCGTTCGATCAGGTTGGTGACGGTGTCTCGAATCTTCATCGGTCTCTCCTCGATGACGTGCGGTCCACGGCAACGTGCCGTAACCCGCTCGCGTGTTGTACTGATGCGTATATCGGCGGTCAAGAGGGAACCCGTGAGAAAATCCAACAATTTTTTCTTACAACGGGAAATAGGCGGATCGGTTGCTATGGTGCGGCTGGATGGGCGCGACGATCACGCAGCATCAGCCCGGATCGTTCACGGTCGAAATGGACTTCGACGGAGCCGTGCCATCCGCCAATTGGTCGCAGGAATACCTGCTGATCTCCGACGCTCACATCGATAACGCCCACGCGGATCGGCAGATGTTTGAGCGCCACATGCGCCAGTGCCGCGAGCGCGGGGCCAAGTGGCTCTCGAACGGGGATTTTCTCTGTCTAATGCAGGGTTCCTGGGATTTTCGCAAGGACACCTCGGCATGCCGGCCAGAGCACCGCGAAGGGCGCTACCTCGATGCGGTCATCAACACGACCGCCGACTACGTCGCGCCGCACGCCGACATGGCGTTGCTGTTCGCCCCTGGCAACCACGAGACTTCGGTCAAGAAGCGCCACGACACGGACATGAACGAGCGCCTGGTCGAGGCGCTCAAGGCCCGGAACAAGGACTGCCGTGCATATGCAGGCAGTTATGCAAACTGGGTGCGGTTCCTCGTCAGGGGCAAGGAACGCCGGCAAATCTTCGGGAACAGCGTCGTGATGTACATGCACCACGGCTACGGCGGCGGCGGCCCCGTCACCCGTGGCACGATCCAGACCTCACGCATGGCGGTCTATCTGCCGGACGCCGACGTGATCTGGACGGGCCACACCCACGACGAGTGGATCATGCCGATCCAACGGGCGCGACTGACCCTGCAAGGGCGACCCTACCTCGACCGCGTGCTGCACGTCCGAAGCCCTGGGTACAAGGACGAGTTCAGCGAGCAGAACGGGTGGGCCGTTGAGAAGGGCATGCCACCGAAGCCGAAGGGTGCGCTGTGGCTGCGGTTCTGGATGGACAACCTTCGCAAGAACGGGGTCGCTAGCCGTACGCTGCGCTGCGAGGTCCGTGAAGCGCAGTAACTGACCGTTTCAGAAGGACAGATTCAGGAGCATCCATGCCAACGCCAGCCAAGGGCAAGCGATTCGTGAAGGTGGTACGGAACCCGGAGACGGGCCGCACTCGCAAGGTTTCCTACGGTCAGGCCGGGAAGGCCAAGAGCGGCGGCGACCGCATCAAGCCAGGGACCGCGAAGGGCGACGCATACTGTGCTCGCAGCTTCGCGCAGATGAAGTCGCACCCTGCGGCGGCACGCAACCCGAACAGCCCGCTTCGGCTCTCGCGTGCGAAGTGGAAGTGCAGCGGCAAGACCTCGAGAGGATAAACATCATGGCAAAGAAGACAGCAAAGCGCGGCCTGTACGCAAACATCAACGCACGACGTGCGGCTGGCACCAGTCGCCCGAAGTCGAAGTCAACCGTGAGCCCTTCGGCATACAAGGCGATGAAGCGCGGATTCAAGTGAGGCACCTATGCGCGTCCGACTCGGCGGCAAGTACTGGACGCTGCGGTTTAGCCCGAACCTGCACGACTACGGGAACATGGTCGATCCCGGCAAGGCCGCTGGGCGCATGCTGCGCGTTGCCACATGGCAGAGCGAAGAGGAGCGTTTAGATACCACGCTCCACGAGGCGATTCACTGCTGCCGGCCAGAGCTTGACGAGCAGGCCGTGACCGACCTCGCCAACGATCTGTCGCGCTTGCTGTGGAAGCTCGGGTACAGGCGCGAGCAGTGATGTTCAAGAAAGTGGAAGTTGCGTACACGTTATTGCGACGTGTACGTTCGATCACTATTCCTCCCAGTACACATCCTCGCCACGGCGGTACTTGGCGAGGTCTGCGTCGCGCTTGTGCGACGTGAAGTGCTTGTCGAGGAATCGGCAGTAGTTGTTGGGGAACAGGATGAACCTGCCGTCCACGCGCTCAATGAGGTTGAGCGGCTTGTGTTCCTGCGGGTAACGACTAAACCCGTCACTCCAGTCGATGACGATCCCGGTATGCCGGCCGCAGAACCCGCGCTCGGCGCTCGTGCCCATCACATTGATTCCCTCGAGGTACTCAAGGTGAATCGCCTCAACATGGTCGCCCATTGCGCCCCATGGCTGGAGGTGTGACGGCTCGCAGAACCCCGGCAGCGGGCTGCGCTCAAACGCCTTGGGGTCGTGCGCGAGCTTGTGCAACGGGACGCCGCACCATTCTGCGCCCGTCTCGAGCAGGACGTGCGCCATCACGATCTGGCCGGGGCGGGCGTAGACGGCGTGCCAAATGCCGCGTGTTGTGCCGGCGGGCATCGTCGGCCCGAGCGCGGTGTTGCACACATGCACATACAGGTGAAACGGGAGATTCGCGTGGCGAGGCATATGGTTACTCCGTGCAATCACATGGAATGGTTGTATCGTCTTTGTCGCCGAAGAGCTCGCCTTGCACAGTAATCTGTGTGAGCAACTGCGCGTAGGTTGGGCGGTCCTTTCGGAACCTCGCGTCGCGTAGGCGTTCCTGCTCCACCCACCATGCAGCGCGTTCTGGCTCGGCGCGGATGACGCGCTCAACTCGAGCTGCGCCCTTGAGGAAACACAAGTCGCAGTTTCCGAACGCAGGGTCATCGTTAGGCAGACGTAGGTCGAATGGCTGCTCGCGCCAGAATGCGCGAACATCGTCGGCCGTGACTCCAGCGTCGGCTAATGGCATGGCGATGTCGCGGGTTGGGTCCGACCGGAGGCGGGCAACGCGGCGCGGCTCGTCGGCGCGAAGCCCGATGATGGAGGTAAAGTCTTCCTTCCCCAGCGAGGCCATGTACTTCCGCATAGGGATCACCTTTAGATCGGATGTACAGAACCGCGTAATGGGATTAGGTAGGTACTTGCGCTTGGCAATCAGTTCCGCAAACGGCTTCCCATCTCGACTGGCCGTGTCGGCCGTCACGACGGCAAACCCACCCGGTCGATACTCCAACCACGTGACGTGGCACCAATGCCGCTCGACGTCTTCCAAGAATTCATATGTGGCGGCATGTTCCCGGCCCGTGTTGGCGAACACCACGTGGCCATCGGCAGGCATCGTTCCGCCCCAGGAGTCAAGCACGCGCTGAAGCATCATCCCGCTTGTGCGCCCGCCGCTGAAGGACAGCAAGAAGGGTGGCTGAATACGGAAGGAATTCATATTCACGATGGTATACTGCAAGTGCGGAGATGCGGGAGTGCGGGAGTCGGAGCCCTATGACCCGCAAGGGGATCGCCAGAAGGCCGCGAGGTACGACGCGATCCAGCGCAACCTTTGGGGTAATGACAACCTGCCGCCGAGGGACAGACCAGGCGAAGTCCGGGTGCTGTCTCATGTGACGAAACCTCGGTCGCCGGAGCGGAAGTGCTACAGATCCGCACATCTGTATGCGTTTCGGTGAACGCATACAACTTTTGGGGGCGGATGGAGCTGCGGTAAGAACAAACGCGGCCCGGGACTTGCGTCAACCAGGCCGCGCTTCCGGGGGCTAATTTGTCGGGTCGCGCCGCGCTTGGCGGCTCCAACCGCCTCGCCTCGTCAGAGAGGCACGCCCGACGAGAACATGGTATACTGCCGGCAGAGCGGCTGCAACTGCTCGACAACTCAAGGCCGACGGTGGGGCGGGTCAGTGTGCAGCCGCTCCCCGCCCCACCCCGGTCGTTTCGAGGCGCTTATGGCGACGAATTACCCGTGGTTCCCGTTCTATGCGGCCGACTGGACGCTGTCCGTGGTCGGGATGAATGCCACCCAGCGCGGGATTTACATCTCGCTCCTCGCCTACCAGTGGGCGAACGGATATGCACCCGCTATGCGCGAGCAATGCGCTCGCATTGCGGGCGCACACCCGATGCAGGACGAAGATTGGGATGCGGTGCGCGTCAAGTTTGCCGTCGATGGCGACCGAATGCGGAACCTTCGGCTCGAAGAATGCCGGGGTGTGTGTAAGTCACGCTCTGACAACGCGAAGCGAGCGGCGGCCGCTTCATGGGAGAAGCGAGCGCATAGCGACCGCAATGCGACCGCAATGCAGTCGCAAAGCGACGGCAATGCTAGTCAGAGTCATAGTCATAGTCACATATCTCAATCCCCCCCTACCCCCCCTTCGAGGAAGGGGGGGAGGAGGAGAGGGAATGATTCACTCCCGTTCTAGGAGAACCCACCATGCCTGACCACGAAGCGTTCCTTGAAACCAAGAAGCTCATGCACCGACTCTGGCCGAAGTGGAAAGCCGACGATGAGCTGGCGTCGCTTCTCAACAGCCGATGGCTGCACCTCGACCAAGACAAACTCCGCGAGTGCATCCGATCCCACCGATTCGACCGCAACACCATCCCCGACGTGACCGCGATCCACAAGGCGTACTGCCGCATCACCGGCGGGAACTACGCGGATGTTCCGACCCCGCAACCGCGCCGCTATGCGCTCGAGCAGGGACCGACCGAACAGGAGGTCGCAGACTGGCAGGAGTGGGCCGATGAACTGCTGGCGACGGCGACGGCGACAGAACTGGCACACTGCCGCGAGCGGCTTGGCCTGCTGTCACTCCAAACCGACACGCCAGGGCAGCGCCGCGTCACCGCCATTGCCATTGAGTATTGCCGCAAGAATCCTGCGACGCCACAGACGGCCTAGGTTGCGCCAGGCCGCATTCGGCCAGCCTAGACGGCCAGAAGGGCATTGCCCGCCCCCTGCGCCGCAGGGGCAATCCTGTGGTCGCAAAATAATTCTGAGAAATATCTGCTTCACCCACTTGACAACTATACGATGAAGTATAAGATTCACCGTGTCGCAGGAACGCACGTTGCGGAAGCGCGACACAACAAGGAGACAGCCATGCTCGCCACCATCGCCCTCTGCACCGTCTTCGCCACCCTCGCCCTGTGCCTGACCGCGTTTGCCGTCCACGCCGCCGCTTACATCATCACCAACTTCCGCAACGCCTGACCAGCACTCCAACTCATCAACCATGCGCGTCCGTAAGAACCCGCAGAGAACGTAGCACGGCAAGGTAAACTGCCGCCATGCGACGGCGGCGACACCCCATCCTCCTCGCCAACATGGATGACTGCCTCCTCGGCGTCATGTACCCCAAGGCCACCGACCGAGCAGGAATACCCGTCGCCGTATACTCGGCAGACATGATCGCGGCCCGCCTGCGCGACCAGCACGACATGTCCATCGGCGAAGCACGCACCTTCGTCACCGACAACATCGAAACCAACGAACTCGGACCCGGCACCCCGCGCCTGATCTGGGCCGCAACGAGCGAAGATTTCGGCGAGCCCGTGTGCAAAGCCTGATATACTGCGGGCAATGGATATCCATTCGTATGACGATTTCAAGGCGGCCGTCACCACGGCCGTGGTGTCGCAGGGACGCACCCGTAGCCAGGTCGCACGCGACCTCGAACAGCAAGGCAGACTCCGCGCACATACCGTGATGTGCCTGCTGTCCACCGCGCCCGTCATCGGGAAGCGAACCGCCACCTTCGACTCCGCCATCACACTCGCCGATGCCGCAGGACTCCGCATCACCCTCACCCCGAAGGAATCCGCCTAATGCCCAGCAAGTCACCTGCCCAGCGACGGCTCATGGCAGCCGCTGCCCACAGTCGCAGCTTCGCCAAGAAGGTCGGCGTCCCCATGTCCGTCGCCAAGAAGTTCAACCGCGCAGACGTGAAGGCAAAGGGCAAGAAGCGCAAGTGACCAAACTCGCGGCCTACGGTGAGAACGGCCGCCGCGTCGGCGAAACACACCACAATGCCACGATCCCCGACGAAGTCATCCAAGAGATCCGAGAGCTCCACGAAGAGCACCGATGGGGCTATCGTCGCATCGCCAAAGCCCTCGGACTCCGCTGGACCACCGTCAGCAAGATCTGCCGCTACCAGCGCCGCGCCTCTCTCCCCGCCGACTGGAAACGCCCTCGTCAAGCGAAAGATAGGCCGGCCAGCCCTGACCAAGGCACCTGAACCATTTGCCAGCGAAGTACTTGCGTGGATCTCCCAAGGCAAGACCTTGCTCGCGTATTGCGAACAGAAGGGCAAGCCAGCAAGGCAAACGATCACCGGGTGGTTTGACCTTGATCCAGAGTTTTTCAGTCACTACAAGGCCGCACGCGAGACAGGCTTCGAGGCCATGTTTGAGCAGTGCGGGGAGATCGCAGATATCGAGCCGGAAACGCCCGTCCAGGCCGCGTGGCGTCGATACCAGATCGACACCAAGCTCAAGATCCTCCGCATGGCAAACCCGGCCAAGTATGGCGAGAAGGTCGCCGTAGACCACGGCGGCGGAATCACCCTCAACGTCATCACCGGCGTCCCGGATGGCGAATAAGACCATCCGCCTCGGATACGAGCCTCGGGACTGGCAGCGGCGGTGCCACCTCGAGCGCCGGCGGTTCACCGTCCTCGCCCTGCACCGACGCGCCGGCAAGACCGAACTCGCCCTCATGGAACTCCTCCACCGGGCGGTGAAGTGCCAGTCGGATCTCGGGTTCTTCGTGTACGTGGCCCCGTTCTTAAAGCAAGCCAAGGCCATCGCTTGGGCGCGACTGAAGCAGAAGATCGACCCATTCATCCGCACCGGGTCCGTGGACGTGAACGAGGCCGACCTCGCCGTCACGTTCAAGTCGAACAAGGCCACGATCCGACTGTTCGGCGGCGACAACCCGGACGCCCTCCGTGGCGTGCGCCTCGACGGCTGCGTCATCGACGAGGTCGCGCAGATCAAGCCCGAGGTATGGGAGGCCATCATCCAGCCCGCCCTGTCCGACCGCCGCGGATGGGCGCTGTTCATCGGCACCCCCGCCGGGATCAACCTGTTCAGCGAGCTCTACTACCGCGCCGCAAGCGGCTCCCTCGAGGACTGGTATGCGGCGAAGTACACGGTCTACGACACCGATGCGCTCGCGCCCGACGAGGTCAAGCGCCTCGAGCGCGACATGCCCGAGGCTGCGTTCGCACGCGAATACCTGTGCGACTTCAGCGCAGCTGGCGACGATCAGCTCATTGCGCTCGCCGACGCAGAGAACGCCGCGCAGCGCCAGTACCAGGACGGCGACATCATCGACCAGCCGCTCATCGTCGGCGTGGACCCGGCACGGTTCGGGGATGACCGCAGCGTGATCGTCCTGCGCCAGGGGCTCCGCATGGAGCCGCCCATCGTCCACCACGGCATCGACAACATGGCGCTCGCCGCAGCCATCGCCAACGTCATCGAGGACCGCGACCCGGACGCTGTGTTCATCGACGCCGGGGCAGGCGCTGGCGTCATCGACCGCCTGCGGCAGCTCGGCT